AATTTTCTATGGACTACCATCAATTTATCGTGAGCAAAACACAGGCAGGCGCGGAAAACGGCTTTAGTCCGTTATGGATGCCTGATTACCTGTTTGACTTTCAGTCTGACATGGTTGAGCGCGCAATACGTCGCGGTAGGTCTGCTATCTTTGCTGATTGCGGATTGGGCAAGACAGCAATGGGCCTGACATGGGCGTCAAACGTCGCACGCAAAACTGGCAAGCCTGTACTGTATTTGACGCCTCTTGCGGTTGGCGCACAGACTGTTGTCGAGGCCGACAAGTTCGGCATCAGGGCGCGGCAGTCTAGGGATGGGCAGGTTTTGACTGATGATCACATCGTCGTCACCAACTATGAAAAGCTGCATTTCTTCACTCCCGCCGATTTTGGCGGCGTTGTTTGCGATGAGTCTTCAATTCTCAAGTCATTCAACGGCAAGAGAAAAACAGAAGTCACGGCGTTTATGCGCAAAACGCAGTACCGGCTTTTGCAAACCGCAACGGCAGCTCCGAATGACTTTATTGAACTTGGCACATCATCCGAGGCGCTTGGGTATCTAGGATATGTTGACATGCTCAACAAGTTCTTCAAAAACAACCTAAACAACAGCGCACAAGGACGCACCGGCGGACAGCAAATCAAATGGCGGCTTAAGGGTCATGCAGAGTTGCCATTCTGGCGATGGGTTTGCTCCTGGGCGCGTGCTATTCGCAAACCGTCGGACATTGGTTATGACGACAGCCGCTACATCCTTCCAGAATTGATTCAGCGCGAACACATTATCGAAACCAAGACTATGGCTGACGGCATGTTGTTTGCGCTACCGGCAAAGGACATACATGAACAAAGGGAAGAGCGCCGCCGCACAATTCAGGAACGGTGCGAAATGGTAGCGGAATTGGTTAAGCATACCGGACAGCCTGCGTTGATCTGGTGTCATTTGAACGACGAAGGGGACATGCTTGAAAAGATGATTCCCGATTGCGTTCAAGTTAGTGGGAATGATTCAGATGACGCAAAAGAACGAAAGATGATGGATTTCACGAATGGCAACGCTCGCGTCATGGTGAGCAAGCAGAAGATTGCCGGATGGGGAATGAACTGGCAACACTGTGCGCATGTGGTTGAGTTTTCATCTCACAGCTTTGAGGCCAGCTATCAAGGATTGAGGCGCTGCTACCGATTTGGCCAGACACGGCCAGTAATACACGATTTGGTTGCTACAGAGGGCGAGGCCAACGTGCTTAAAAACCTGCAACGCAAGGCTGCGCAAGCTGAGGTCATGTTTGCAAACCTTGTGGCAGAAATGAACCGCGCCGAAGCTATCGAGCGCAAAAACAACTTTACCAAGCAACTGGAGATACCAGCATGGCTGTCATCGATCAAGTGATTACAAGCAAGGCCGCATTGTTTAACGGGGATTGCGTTGAGGTTATGCAGGGACTGCCTGACAACAGTATACACCTTTCGATTTATTCGCCTCCGTTCGCAGGATTGTACCATTACAGCAGCAACGAGCGCGATCTTAGCAACTGCGACGACTACGACACCTTTATGCACCATTATGCGTTTGTGGTGCAGGAACTGGCGCGAATAACCGTTCCTGGTCGTGTTACCTGCGTTCATTGCATGGACGTGCCGCGCAGCAATTCAGGAACCGACAGTTATATTGATTTCCCCGGCGACATCATCCGACTGCATGAGGCCAATGGATGGCGGTTTACCGGACGGCGCATGATCTGGAAAGAGCCGCTTGCTGTTCGGTTGCGCACGATGCAAAAGAACTTGGCCCATGCGTCACTCGTTGCCGATTCCATCGACTGTGGTGTTGCTGCTGGCGACCAGTTGCTTACTTTCCGGAAGATTGGCGAAAACCCTATTCCTGTGCAGCATCCGGTCGGCATGTTGGAATATGCCGGTGAGCGCAAGATGCCTGCCGATTTGCTGCCGTATCGGGGATGGAAAGGGAAGCAAACTGAAAACCGTTTCAGTCATTGGATCTGGCGGCAGTACGCTGATTGCATGTGGGATGACATTCGGATTGAACGTGTTTTGCCTTATCGTGAGGCACGCGACAGCGAAGATGAAAAGCATGTACACCCGCTCCAACTCGATGTTATTGATCGGTGCGTCGTGCTGTTCAGCAACCCCGGAGAGACGTGCTTTACCCCATTTATGGGCGTCGGTTCTGAGGTTTACAGTCCGGTTATGTTGGGTCGTCGCGGCATGGGCGCAGAACTGAAATCATCTTACTTCCGCCAAGCCGTCAAAAATGTTGCGATGGCCGAGGCCGGGATGAAAGACACCGAGGAAACTTTGGATTTGTTTGCTGGTCTTGAAGATGAAAAGATGGATTAGCAATCAGCCAAGGAACCCTTTTTGACTGACTGGACCCGTGGTAAAATACGAACGTGCGCCAGACCTTGGCAGGAAAAGCGCACGATATGAAGGGATGGTGCAGACATGAGACCGCTTTGTTTGTGCCATGTGCGAATAACAGGAACACCATCCGCCTGTTGTTTGCCTGCCAATGGCACAACACAAAGCGGTTTTTTGTTGAGGTGATTCCATGGCGCGAATCCGCACCATAAAACCAGAATTCTGGACTTCTGAACAAATCGTCGAGTGCTCGCCGATTGCTCGCCTGTTGTTCATAGGAATGTGGAACTTTTGCGACGATGGCGGAAATCATCCTGCAAGCCACAAAACACTCAAGATGCAAATTTTCCCCGGCGACGACATTTCCATCTCGCAAATTGAATCTATTGTGTGCGAGCTTTTGCGGGCTGGATTGATATCGGAATACACCGCAAATGGCCGCCAATACTGGAACGTGACGGGATGGAAGCATCAAAAAATTGAGCGCCCGTCATACAAGTATCCGCAACCATTCGCCGACAATTCGCCGAACGATCGACGAGAGATCGACGCGCTCCACCCCCCGGAAGGGAAGGGAAGGGAAGGGAAGGGAGAGGATGTTTCTTCTTCGATAGGCGGCGACGGAGAATTTTTTGATTCGCTCGAAGAGCAAGAGCGCAAACGTCAAGCCGAGATGGATTCCAGGATGATGGTCAACATGACTCACGTATGGATTCCTGACGCCAAGACCCTTGACGACCATCTGAAATATTTGACGACAAAGGCCGTTGTTAACGGGAAGCTGGTGACAAGTGCAGACCTGACCGACGAAATCCTTGCCGACTTCCGTGCAAGCGCCCATCGGAAACAGGAAAGACGCACAATGCACGATTGGCATGGCGGCCTCGCTAGCTACCTTGTATCGCGCATCCGCAACCCTAGCACTACCTCAACACCAAACGCGCCTAAAAACGGCCACGCAGGCGGCACTAGCCGCTATATCGAGGAGCCTTTGGACTATCCAATCGCAAAACCGGACGAAAACCTGCACAAAGGGCCGGTCAACAGGGAATTGGCCAAGCAATCTTTTGAGAAGATCAAGAATGAACTGCAAGACGAAGGGAGTCCGTACTAATGAGCGCCGCACTTTTTTCGCTGTCACTGGAACAGGACATTATCGGCGCAATCATGGAAAACAAGATTGCCTTTGACACCGTATCCGGAATCATCAACGACTCCGACTTTTACGACCTGCGCCATGCGTCAATTTTTCGCGCTGTCGCCTACCTGTCGAAACACAACCAGCCGCACGACGTGTTGTCTGTCATGCACCACATGAACAAGCACGACCGGCTTGCGCATGTTGGCGGCGAGGAATACCTGTCCGACATTACCCGCAATACGGCATATCGCGGCGAATCGTCGATTGAGGCCCGCGCCATGCAGGTGCGCAAGTTGTCGGCTGGACGAAAGTTGATTGCTGCCTGTCACTCGATCATTGAGATGGTCGAACATCCGAACGAGGCGGATACTCTGGAAGACACAATCAACATCGCTGAATCAACCATCATGGCCATTCGGGACGGCCAGGCCCGCGAGAACGACATGGGGCCGAAAAAAATCAAGGAGGTTTTATCGCGAACGGTTGAGATTCTGGAAAACCGGGAAAACAGCGGCGGAGAGCGTGGAATGGATACCGGCTTTGACAACCTGAACAGCATCATTCACGGGTTGCACGCTAAAACGCTGGTCATTGTGGCGGCTGTTCCTGGCATGGGAAAAACGACGTTTGCCGTGAACATGATCGAGAACGCGATGCTCAATAACGGCATCATCGGCCCGGCTGTGATGTTTTCGATGGAGATGGGCGACACGGATTTGGCCGAACGCATGATCTCGTCAGTCGGTGGTATCTATCAAGGGAACATGAGGACGGCCAACATGGGCGACAACGACTGGCCGAAACTGGCGGCAGCCGTTACCAGGATGCGCGAATGGCCGATTTACATCGACGAAACGCCGACGATGAACATCATGCAGATGCGGGCGAAATTGCGACGGATAGCCAAGGGTCATGACGGAAAAATTGGCGTAGTGCTGGTCGATTACCTGCAGTTGATGCAGGCTGTGGAAAAGACGACAGACCGTCAGCGAGAGGTTGCTGAGATTGCGGTAGGGCTGAAGTCGCTGTCGAAGGAGTTCGATTGTCCGGTTGTGGCGCTGTCACAATTGAGCCGCAAGGTATCAGACCGGCCAAACAAGCGCCCGATGATGTCTGATTTGCGAGAATCTGGATACATCGAACAGGCGGCAGACTTGATTCTGTTTATCTACCGTGACGAGATTTACAACCTGGACTCTTCCGACAAGGGACTTGCCGAAATCATCATCGGAAAGCATCGAAAAGGGAAATCAGGCGTCAAGGTGATGATGCGATTTGATGGCGGACATTCCCGCTTTGTTGACAACATTCCACAGACCATAGAATAAAACCGGAGAATGGACATGGTGATGGTCGAACGCGACGGCGGATACCTGATTTTCAAGCGCGACGGCATCGAGTTTTACGACAGACAGATTCCAAGCGAATCCGAGTTCGAGTTGTTCATGCGCGACATGAGCGAAAAGAACTGGTTTGCGGATGCTTTGTCTGACGTAACATTTCTCATTGCGGAATACTGGGGGCAGTCATGAAAAAACATATCCACCGCGAAGTGCAGTTCGACGCTTTGAACATGCGCACCAGCCGCGACATTAAGTGTAAAGGGCCGGTGCTGAACCTGGGCGATACGCCGCAGAAGTGGTCGATTACAGCCACGGTTGTTGTCGAGACAGACGGCGGGCAGATGCATCACAAGTTTCAATTCCGACCGGCTGGCAAGTGCAGTCTTGCCAGCCTGAACGCGGTTGTTGCCGATGAACTGACCAAAGCCGATTATGACCGGGGCGCGGTTGTGTCAATTCCGGTGCGGGCGGTGATTTTGCCATGATGCCGGAAGCGTCCGCACTGTTCGACCATCTGAACGCCGGTCAATGCTGCCGCGCCAGTCATGGCCGATATTGCGAGACAGGCCGGGAGTTGTGGGTACAGGACAAGGTCGCTTTTGTGCTAAGCATCAGCGACCGGGAAACGCGCATGGCTGTCATGGATACCTTGCGCGATAACGCTCCGCAGTGGGCGGAGGAAATCGAGGGCCGGATAATCCGGACATGGACTGAACAACGGGGAAAACAAGATGAAAACAGGCAGACCGCCAATTCTTGAAAAACGCTGCAAGGAAAAAACAGGCCGCACAATGGCAGAGTATTTCGACATGGCGATTGGGTCGCGCATGACCGTCAGGTCAATGGCCGTCGTCCTGGACGTATCGCCAAGCACCATCTGCAATTGGGCAAAGGCAAACGGCAGAAAATGGGACACGCAGCCAAAGTGCAACTTGAAGTTTTACGGGTTTGAATGGCGCGGATTTCACGGCACGCAACGCCAGCATTGTGCGCATCATGGAATCAGCTTTGACTTGGCAAAGTCGCGGGCCTATCGCTACCGGATACCGTTTATCGAGGCCATGCAGATTGCGATTGATGAGCGGGACAACCCGAAGCCGAAAAAGATACCGATCAAGGAACAATACAAGGCGCTGGGCATCAGTCATGGGAATGTGTTGCGGATTGCGACCGATTACGGAATCAGCATGGACGATGCAAGGGATATTGCATTGGTCAGGAAGAAAACACGCGAAGCAAAGAGGGCTGCATGATGGCTGATTGGGTATCAAGACAATGCGCTATGACCGGGGAAACGCCGCATCAGGTATTGCAGCGGGTTGTGGATGAATCTGGCGGCAAGTGGGAAATGATCGGGCTATACTGCGGCATGAGTCATCAGGCGGCAATCAACATGTTCAGGCGTCACGGCTTTGACAAGAAGCCAAGCCGGAATATCGTGTTCGATGGCGTCGAAGGTTCTGTATTGAGCCATTGCAAGCGGCTTGGAATAAACACGCAGGCGCTGACGCAGTATTGCTTGAGGAACGGCAAGACGCGGGTTCAGGGACTGGAAGATTACAAAGCCGGGCGCGTGGTGCGGCATTATTGGGGGACGCCGAAGTCATGAACAAGCACAAAGCCGTCAAGCATGAATACAGAGGCATGAAGTTCGACAGCGGGCGCGAGTTGAAACGATGGAAAGAGCTTGAAATCCTGGAAGCTGCCGGGAAAATCAAGTTCCTGCACCGGCAAGTTCCGTATGTGCTGGCAAAGTCGGTTGTCCTGAATCATCGCCGTAAGCCTGCGCTGCGTTATGTGGCGGATTTCGTGTACTACTGCAATGAGCGAGGGCGGCAGATTGTCGAGGATGCAAAGTCGCCGCACTTGCGGACGAATCAGGCATATCGCATCAAAAAACACTTGATGATGTCCGAGCATGGAATTGAGATTGAGGAGGCATGACAATGGAGCTTATGACAATGCATGCTGTTGATGATGATGGATGGAGTGAATGGGTAAGCCCTGATCATTCTCAGTATTTTATGGGCTGCTGTGACTGTGGGCTTATTCATGAAATGCAATTTATGGTTGCTCAGTACACGGGGATAAAAGATGAAAACGGGCTAGAGGAATGTGTGCCTGTAGAAGACTGTGATATACAGGCGCTGTTCAGGGCAAGAAGGCATGATGAGGAATTGCATTATTTGCAAACCAAGGGGCCTGTCGATTTTAGCGCAGGATCTGAGGCGCGATGGATAATTGAACGGGTGGAAAACGAGGAAATAAGCGCATCAAAAGCGTGTGAACTGATTTGCGAACTGACAAGACGAGGTGGCGTCAATGCCTAGCCTTTTTGAGAGCCAAGAGCCTGAATGCCCAGGCCCTGACGTTTGTCCGGTGAGGATGTGCGGGTGCAGATTCCTTGCAACCGGGCATCCATTCCCCGATGAAAAGCCGACATTGCAAGAACCTGAGCATGAGGCTAGAATCCAAGCATTCTCCATTCCCCGGTAAAACCCCGCCGGGGCTTTTTGTTCCGAGGCGCGTATGCAGATAGCTCCCTGTCCAATACCCCTCCCGCTTGGCAAATTGCACCCGATATTGGGCGTGAAGTTCATTGCCGTTCATTGCTCAGCCACCAGGCCCACTGCGCTTATGGGCGTCCGTGACATCCACCGGATGCATGTTGATCGTGGCTTTGCCTGCATTGGGTATCACTACGTCATCAAGCGCGACGGAACCATAGAGCGCGGACGGCCAGAAGACAAGATGGGCGCGCACGTTGAAGGGCATAACCGTGACAGCTTGGGCATTTGCATGATTGGCGGAATCGACTCTGACGGAAAGGCCAAGAACAACTTCACGCAAGATCAGTTTGACGCACTCAAGAACCTGTTGATTAGCCTGCACGCAAAATACCCGAAAGCAGTCATTCAAGGCCATCGGGATTTTTTCGGCGATACGAACAAAGACGGCAAGATCGACAGCCGCGACTGGCTGAAAGAATGCCCTTGCTTTGATGTGAAATCCTGGTGGGCGCAGAAGGTGCAAGCATGAAATATCACGCGATTGGTTATCTCGTCATCCTGGCCATGCTTGCCGGTTGTGCCGGTTGTGCCGGTATGCCGATCTGCCCTGAAATCAAGCTGGCCATGTGTCCGGCGCAGGTGGCCAAATGATGACCGCGTTGCTTGCCGTGGCGTTGATCATCCCGAGGCCGGTGATTGATCCCCCACGTATTCCCCGAACATTTTGCGAAATCAGGTGCAAACGAGCATGAGCAAGCATCGCATGAACTACATGGGCGGTGCTGCCGATCAATCAATTACCGGCATCGCCATCGGAACCAATCTGGGAAGCCTGCTGCTGGTGGGCGCACTTGGAGCAGTCGTTGCCATGGCACTGACCCCGCCCAAGACCCGCACCGAACTGATGGGGGTGCTGGCCGCGTCGTTTGGTTCGTCGCTATTCGTGGGGCCGCTGGTGATTGAGTATTGCGGGCTGACCGGCTATTCGTTCCAGGCTCAATTGGGCGTTTGCTTCATGGTGGCCGCGCCAGCTTGGTTGGGATGGTGCGTGGTCTCCCGTCAGTTTGACCGCTGGCGCAAGGCCCGCAATCCGATCAACACCATCCGGGGAGATATCAAGCGATGAGCGATAAGCGCCCTGTTGGGAGGCCAAGAACGACTTCACGCAAGATCAGTTTGACGCACTCAAGAACCTGTTGATTAGCCTGCACGCAAAATACCCGAAAGCAGTCATTCAAGGCCATCGGGATTTTTTCGGCGATACGAACAAAGACGGCAAGATCGACAGCCGCGACTGGCTGAAAGAATGCCCTTGCTTTGATGTGAAATCCTGGTGGGCGCAG